GGCTACGATCCCCCTCCTTCTGCAGTCCTTGTCGCAGAGGAATTCACCGACCCCAACCAACTGAAAGAATATGCCCAGGCGTTTCTCTCCGCCGTCAGCCAGGCGCAGGTAAGCTATGAGTGCGGTATTGTCGACCTCTCCGCCCTGCCGGGTTATGAGGGGGAAAAGGTCAGCCTGGGCGATGTGGTGACGGTTTACGACGAGGATTCCGGCATTTATGTCAAGACAAGGGTCGTGCGCATGCGCTATTTTGTGGAGGAGCCCTGGCGGAGCGAAATCGAGCTGGCCGCTGTCCGCAAAGACCTCTCGGAGACGCTCAGCCAGGTTAAGCACTCCGTGGCTTTGTTTGATACGGCGGATATGGTGGACAAAAAAGACATCGAGCAGCTCTCCGTCTTTAACCTGCTCCTAAACTCCCGGGCGGAGAGCGGTACCGCATACTGGATAAACGACGGCTGGACGGTGGATGGCACAAAGGGCTATTCAGGCGGCGCGTCTTTTAAAGCTGTGGGCGCGCTGGGCGTATCCAAGACGCTGACGCAGACCGTGCATCCCGCCCACCGGGACAGCTATGTGTTAAGCCTGCGGGCGGCCTTGGAAAATGTCCAGCTGGGGCCAAACGGCAGGGTCGGGGTTGAGGTGATCATCCATTACGAGGACGGCAGCAGCGAAACGCGGTTTGTTTCCCTGGTCCTTGAGTAAGGAGTTATGCGCCATGGCATTTTTTGAGCCTTATGTGCAGTCTGTGTCCCCAAGCAAAAAAGTTGAGAGAATCGAAGTGCGCCTTTGCCTGGAGGACGCAAGCGGCCAGGTCAACATCGCCGACATCGTGCTGCAGGGCGGCAGGCTGGCTACACTGTGGAACGGCCACCCCGCGGAGCTGCGCTTCTCCTTTGAGTAGGTGCGGAAAATGAAACGTTACTTATTTCGTTTCGCGCCGGAAGAGGGGAAACGGTTGGCCAGTATCCGGGCCCAAGCGGTAATCTCTGACGCCGCGGGCTCTTTTTTGTTTACGGACGTGATGCTCCAGGAAGGAAAGCATTTAACCGGCTACTCCCAAAACACCAAGGAGATGCTGCAAAAACTGCGGGAAAACGGCAGCCCGTCCCCGCCAAAGCACTACAACGCCGTGGTAAGGGGCGCTAAGACCTTGATTGTCCCCAACCGTGGCGCCTACTGGGCGGTGGAGCCGGGGGCGGTAATTGTGCCCACGGCCTTGGACTTTCACATCAGGGCAAAGGAAAACTTAAGCAAAGGCATCGCCTTGGGGCAGGACCGGCTGACCAGGCTTTTTTATTTCCCGCAAGTGCTGGCGAGCAACCAGGAGTTAGCGGTTATCGGCACTGAGCGGCGGGTATCGCAAGATGGCAGCCCCGTTCAGTTTAAAGGCCGGTTCCTCTATGCCGCTTGGGGCAATCCCCGCTTCCCTGTTACTCTGCTGGGGCTGGACGCGGGACAGGCAACTTTGCGGCCGGAGCCTTCGGCCAGGGTGCTCATCGCACTGCAGGAATGGCAGCTGGCGGAAGGAGGGAAAAGGATATGAGCGGTATGCGGCAGGAAGGCCGGGGGTTTATGACCTGGTCTTTCTTAAAGACCACCCGGGCCAGGCAAGAATGGTGGGATTACGGCGACAGGATAACCCATATGGGGCTGTTTGATTTTCTGGTGCCTGACAACACCGGGCGGATTACCGGCACTATACCCGCCGCCGATCTGGAAAGGGTAGCGCGCTGGCCGCATATCACCCACCTGCTGACGGTCAGAAACGACGGCATCCTTTCCCGCTTTCGGGCCATCGTAGAGAACACAGGCGGTGCGCAGGACATGTTCATCAGCGAGCTGCACCGCATTCTGGATATGTACCCTTTCGCCGCTGGGGTGGATATCGACCTGGAAAAAGGGCCGAACGACAACCCGGATGGCGTGGTGGCCCTGGCGAAGAGGATCTACGAAAGCATTAAGAGCCGCCCGACACAACGCTACGTGCATTGGGACTTGCCGCCCATGACCGGGGACGGCGCGCCGTCCTGGGAGCGCTGGTGCGATTACCGCCGGATGGAGCCATATTTTGATACCTGCGTGATCATGAGCTACGCCTTTGCCTGGGCAGGCAGCGCTCCCGGGCCCATCAGCCCGGTGTGGTGGATGGAGGAGATCTATGACTATTCGGTAACGCGGATACCGAAGGAGAAAATCTTTCTCGGCATCCCCGGCTTCGGCTTCAATTGGCGCATTGATAGGCGGCCTGTCCCGGGCGCTTACCGGGGCAGCGGCGGCACCTTCCTCGCCTGGCTAGGCTGGCAGCAAGGGGATTTTACTTTTCACGAGCTGCAGCCGCGCCTCCCCTTTGCCGGGTTTCTGGACGAGGACAGCCAAAGCCCATACCTTCTCCTGCACATCTACGATTACCAGGAAGGCATGGACGCGGCGCGGGTTACAAGCCCCATCTCTAAGGTTTCCGGCCAGGCGGGCCGGGTCAGGCGGAATTACCTGGTCGCCTATGAAAAGGAGCCGCGTTATGAGTTTGCCGGGCAGGTTACGGACAGGACAGGCAACGGCTTTGACGAGGTTTCCGGCGCTATGACGGTGGGCAGCGGCTGGATTTCCCCCAGGGCGCCCCAGCTTCTCCCCGTCCCGCCGGGTTCGCCTCCCGGTACTCAACCGGTGCTGGAAGAAGAGGGCCTGGCCCTTTTTTCTTTTTCCGTCCCCCAGGCGGGGGAATATGACTTGGCGGTAAGGGTGAATTGCCCCTGGTGGAACCGCCAGGTTTTACAGCTGCGGCTAAACGGGGCACCGGTGCAAATCGGGCCGTTTCCCGACTGGTACCCCCTTCATCGCCGCACCCACTGGCTGAAGGCCGGGCGGTTCCATTTGTCTGCCGGAAGCCACACCCTGGAGGTACACGGCGCGGGCAGCCAGTATGGTACGCAGTTCTGGGGCTTTAGAGTCTGCTCGCAGTTTAATTTTATCATGACCGGCGGCGAGGCGGAATTTACCCTTACCCCAAGGAGGCTAAAAGACGTAAACGGCACCCTCGTGCTGCCGGAGCGGTATATCCTCACCCCTGAAGTGCTGCGAAGCGCTCCGGAGCACGCCTGGGTCTGGTATGACGACTTTAGGGACAACACGCTCGCCTTCTACAGCCGCAGCGGCGGGGCTTGGAGCGTTGATACGGACCCGGCAAGGCGGGTGTTAATCCAGTCCGACCAGGCAAGCGCGGACGCCCAGGCGCAACTTTCTTACTTTGGGTTTGGCGACCTGAACATCCGGGCCAGGCTGCGCATGACGGCGGGGAGCGGCACCATGGGCATTGTTTTCAAAGCCCAGGGAGTAAACGATCTATATCTGTTTTTGCTGCGGCGCGGCACACAGACGGCGGAGCTTTGGCAAAGGCAAGGCGGGATATGGACAAGGCTGCAGCCGGACGTGGCGCAGGGCGTGAGTTTAAACACCTGGTACACGCTGCGGGTGCGAAGTCGGGGAAACGAGCTGCACTGCTGGGTAGGGACAACCAGAGTGTTTAATTTGACGGCGGCTCTCCCCGTCTCCGGCGGCTTCGGGCTGCGCACCAGCGGCGCGGCCTGTGAGTGCGGCCTGCTGGATGCGGGAGACCCTTATGTTTATGTGCCGCAGGAGGCCCTTGACGTGGCTCTGCCGGATGGCCAAATCCAGACACTGGGGCGCATTCAGCGCAGCGGCGTGACATGGCTTGAACCGTGGGACTACTTCCGCTTTGAAGGCCCCGGGGAGGAGCCGGCGACCAGGCAGGAAAGCATTTCGACAGACTTCGACTATCTGCACGCTGATTCTTTCGCGGCTTTTGACAGCGACAGGGCTGTTACCTTCCGGCTGCGCGACCGGGGGCTGTGGCTTACCCAGCTTTTCCTAGGGGACGCAAGGGGGTTCTCCATCGCCCACTACTCCGATGCGGAACATTTCGATATGCTGGCTAACCTGGCGAAGCACAGATGGGGGTTAAAAGGGGTCGGGTTGTGGGCGCTCGGGCACCAGGACCCGCTGGTATTTCGATTGCGTTCAGGAATCGTTTAGGCACTCTTACGAAGCTAAACCCCGGATACGGGGAAAGGGGGCAATTTTTCAATGAAAGTATTCTGGAACTGGGTACAGGCGGCCTTTACCGCCATCGGCGGCTTTCTCGGCTGGTTTTTAGGCGGGCTGGACGGATTTCTCTATGCCTTAATCGCCTTTGTGGCCATCGACTATCTGACCGGCGTGATGCGTGCCGTCATGGAGAAGAAACTATCCAGCGAGATCGGCGCCAGGGGCATCTTTAAAAAGGTGCTCATCTTTGTGCTGGTGGGCGTGGGGCATATCGTCGACAGTCAGGTGATTGGCAACGGCGGCGCGATCCGGACGGCGGTAATTTTCTTTTATTTGAGCAACGAAGGCATTTCCATCCTGGAGAACGCCGCGCATGTGGGGCTGCCTATCCCCGAGAAACTTAAGACGATTTTGGGACAGCTGGGCTCCCGCGATGACGAGGGGGCAGACAAATGAACCTGCGCACGTTAATTCTCACCAACAACGCCTGCTACAAAGCGGGCAGGACAATTACGCCAAGAGGCATCATGGTTCATTCCACCGGCGCGAACAACCCGTGGCTGCGGCGTTATGTCGGCCCGGACGACGGGCTGCTGGGGAGGAACCGGCACAACAACCACTGGAATCAGGACAGGCCGGATGGAAGAAGTGTCTGCGTACATGCCTTTATCGGGAGGCTTGCCGACGGCTCGATTGCCACTTACCAAACGCTGCCGTGGAACCATCGCGGCTGGCACTGCGGCAGGGGCGTGAGAGGCTCCGGCAACGACACGCACATCTCATTTGAGATCTGCGAGGATAACCTGACCGACGCCGCCTATTTCAACGCCGTGTACAAGGAAGCCGCTGAACTGTGCGCTTTCCTCTGCAAGGAATACACCTTTGATCCAATGGCTGACGGCGTTATCATCGGGCATTATGAAGGGCATAGGCGTGGCATCGCTTCAAACCACGCAGACCCCGGTCACTGGTTTCCAAGGCACGGGAAGTCGATGGACACCTTCCGCGCCGAGGTCAAGCGGCTGCTCACGTCGGGTGAAACGCCGAAACCACCCGCGCCAGCGCCCACCGAGCCGAAAAAGCTGTACCGCGTTCAGGTCGGGGCGTTCAGCTCCAAGGCAAATGCCGACGCCATGCTCGCCAAGGTAAAGGCGGCGGGGTTTGTCGACGCTTACATCAAAACCGAATAATTCGCACGTTTCGGTTGCCAACTGACCCCTCGCTGTCCTGTGGATGGTGAGGGGTTTTTTCCTTTTCCCCTCGGAATGGGAGGCGACCGTATGACCAACACGCAAAAACAACGAATCGCGTATTTGCGCGGCAAAGGCGACAGCTACGCCGCTATCGCCGACGCGCTCGGCATATCCGAAAACACCGTCAAGTCCTACTGCCGCCGGAGCAATATCGGCATCGGTGAGAAAGCCGAACAAGCCGCCACTATGGACGCTTGCGCCAACTGCGGCCGCCCCCTGGAACATACGCCGGGGGCGAAGCGGAAGCGCTTCTGCTCCGACAAATGCCGTATGGTGTGGTGGAAGGCCCACCCCGAAGCCGTAAACCGCAAGGCAGTCTACCGTTTCGCCTGCCCGGCCTGCGGAGCGGAGTTCGAAAGCTATGGCAACGCCCACCGCAAATACTGCTCCAGAGCTTGTTTCGGAGCGGCGAGGAGGGCTTCCGTATGAACAAGGAAGAAGCAATCCTCCGCTATAAGGCGGCTATGGCGGTGTTCAAGAATTGGTTTTTGGACGGCGTTATTACCGAAGCCGACCTGCTAACAATTAATACACTGCTCGCTCAGAAATACGGTTTATCCTCGCGCAGTATATTCCTCGAAAAAGACTTGCTATGTAAGGAAAACAGAGTGATATATGGTACTGCGAAAGGAGGCCGTTATGGGCAGAAAGATAACGAAAATTGAACCTACGGCGCAGATGCCAACCAGACGACGGGTCGCGGCGTATGCCCGCGTTTCCTGCGGGAAGGACGAAATGCTCCACTCCCTGGCGGCTCAGGTCAGCTTTTACAGCAACCTGATACAAAGCAAGCCGGAATGGGAGTATGTCGGCGTGTACGCCGACGAAGCGGAAACCGGCACAAAGGGCAGCAGGCCGGAATTTCAGCGGCTGCTTGCCGACTGCCGGGCAGGGCGTATCGACCTCGTCCTCACAAAGTCAATCAGCCGCTTTGCGAGGAATACCGTGACCTTGCTCGAAACTGTCCGAGAACTCAAAACCTTAAGCGTCGGCGTGTTTTTTGAGGAGCAGAACCTGCACTCGCTCTCAAACGACGGGGAGTTAATGCTCACCATCCTCGCAAGCTACGCACAGGAAGAAAGCCGCTCGGTCAGCGAAAACCGTAAGTGGCGTATCCGCAAGGACTTTAATGAGGGCAGGCCCGCGAGCAACATCCGCATTTACGGCTTCGACTACAAGGACGGCAAACTGACCGTCATTCCGGAGGAAGCCGAGGTGGTGCGGATGATATTTGCCGACTACCTTTCGGGGCTTGGCAAGAACGCCATTATGAAGAAGCTGGTCAGGCTCGGAGTGCCGACGAAATGCGGCGGCCGATGGTCGGAAAGCACGGTGGGCTCTATCCTCGGAAACGAAAAATTCATCGGCGATATGTGCCTGCAAAAGGCGTTCGTCGCCGATCACATCACCAAGCGCCAGAAGCAAAACAACGGCGAGCTGCCGAAATACTACGTCGAAGGTTCTCACGAGGCGATTATCGACAGGGAGACTTTCAATTCAGTACAGGTTGAAATGGCACGGCGGGCGGCAAAGGCGAACCACCCCCGTAAGCTTACTTTCAGTGAATTTTCGCGGGTTATCACCTGCGGCCGGTGCGGGGCGAAATTCCGCAAGAAGATGAACGGCGTCGGCACGAAGTACGCCAAGGCATCGTGGGCTTGCGCTACCTACACCTATCGCGGCAAGCACGAGTGCGCAGCCAAGCGGATACCCGAAGATATCCTCAAAGAGAAATGCGCCGAGGCCCTGGGGCTTGAAAAGTATGACGACGCCGCGTTTGCGGCCAGGGTCGCCTCGATAACCGTTCCGGACGACGGCGTTCTGGCGTTTGCCTTTAAGGACGGCTCGGCGCGGACGGTCATTTGGGAGAACCGCTCCCGCCGCGAAAGCTGGACGGACGAGATGAAGCAAGCCGCCCGTGAAAAGGCCTTGAAGGGAGGCGGCTAGAATGGCTAACGTACGGGTCATCCCAGCCACTGTTCCCGCCCTCTCGGCACAGGAAAGGAACCCGGCGGTCAAGCGGCGCGTCGCTTTCTACGCACGCGTCAGCACCGACTCATCCGAGCAAAAGACTTCATACAACGCTCAAGTGGACTACTACACGAAATTTATCCAGAGCCATCCCGACTGGGAATTCGTCGGCGGGTACACGGACGAGGGCATTTCAGGGCTGAACACCAAACGGCGGGAAGGCTTCAAGCAAATGGTCTCCGACGGCTTGGCGGGCAAGTTTGACTTGCTCGTCACCAAGTCGGTCAGCCGCTTTGCCCGAAACACCGTGGACAGCCTGACCACCGTCCGCAAGCTGAAAGAGGTCGGCTGCGAGATATGGTTCGAGGAGCAGAACATATACACTTTGGACAGCAAGGGCGAATTGCTGATTACGATAATGTCCTCGCTGGCGCAGGAAGAGAGCCGCTCTATTTCGGAAAACGTGACTTGGGGTCAGCGCAAGCGCATGGCCGACGGCAAGGTGAGCCTGCCGTATGCCCAGTTCCTCGGTTATGAAAAGGGCGAGGACGGTTTGCCGAAGGTAGTCCCTGCCGAAGCGGATATTGTGCGGCTGATATTCAGGCTGTATATGGAGGGCAAGACCTTCTCGGCAATCGCCAAATACCTCGGCAGTTATGGCATCCCTTCGCCGGCGGGTAAGAAAACATGGCAGACGGCGGTGGTGCGGTCAATCCTGACCAATGAAAAATACAAAGGCCACGCGCTTCTGCAGAAGACCTACTGCTCGGACTTCCTCACCAAGAAGATGGTCAAGAACACTGGCCAGGTTCAGCAATACTACGTCGAGGACAGCCATCCCGCCATCATTGAGCCGGACGAATTTGACGCGGTTCAGGTAGAGATAGAGCGCCGCCGCTCGATTGGCAAACCGACAAGCTGCACGAGCATTTTCGCGGCGAAGATTATTTGCGCCGACTGCGGCGGGTGGTTTGGTAAAAAGGTCTGGGGCAGTTACAGGGGCGATAAGACTTACCGAAAGGAAATCTGGCAGTGCAACGACAAGTACAAGCGGCTCGGCAAGCCGGGCAAGGGCTGCAGTACGCCGCATATCACCGAGGATGAAATCAAATCCCGTTTCCTCACGGCGTTCAACAGCCTGATGAGCGACCGCGACGGGTTGATCGAGGACTGCCGCCTTGCCCAGGGCGTCCTCTGCGACACCGCGGCGTTAGATGCGGAGCTCGCCGAACTGCACCGCGAGATTGAGGTAGTCATGGAACTTTCCCGAAAGGCCATCTACGAAAACGCCCGGACCGCCGTCAACCAGAAGGAATGGGCGGAGCGCAACAAGGCCTACCTTGAACGCCACCGCATAGCATTGGAGCGGGTTGACGAGTTGGAAACAGCCAAGCGGGAGCGGCTCGGCAAGGCGAAGATTATCGAGGGCTTCATTCGGGATATCGAAAGCCGACCGCTCGCCATCACCGAGTTTGACGAAAAGCTATGGCTTGCGGTCATTGACGCCGCCACAGTCGGTCGGGATGGCATGGTGGTATTCAGGCTCAGGAACGGCTCGGAGGTCACTGCTTAACACTGAGAACCATAATTGCAACCGAGTACGGCTCGTCTTTAGGCGGGCTGTTTTTATGGTTATTTTCATGAGAACCCTTTTATCGGAACAAGTATGCAGATTGTCTCTATGACTGCTAATAACTGCGTTTGCTGAGGGGGGCACTCGCTACCGTTTCTAGTTTGGCGTTGCTTTTGAGCATGGGGTAGCGGTATAATAAATGAAGGGTTTTTGTGTGCGCTTTGAGATATATGACCAGTGACCAGTATCTATATTATACCGAATCGAGAGGTAAAAGATGGTAAATGAACAAACATCAATTCATGATTTTGACTTAAACTTAATTTGTGAACTACATGTAGGATTGGAACGGCAAGGGCCTGGTAGTCCTGAAATAACTATTAAGGCATTAAGTTTTCTGGATAATCTTAATAAAACTTCACGGGTAGTAGATTTGGGCTGTGGAACTGGTGGGCAAACAATGGTTCTCGCACAAAATATCACTGGGAATATCACTGGTGTTGATTTTTTCCCTGATTTTATTAATGCTCTTAACGAAAATGCCAAAGAATTAAATTTCCAAGAAAGAGTAAATGGCATTGTTGGCTCAATGGAAAATCTTTCTTTCCAAAAAGAAGAATTTGACCTTATATGGTCTGAAGGGGCTATTGCCAATATTGGTTTTGAAAAAGGCTTGAACTATTGGAAGGACTTCCTCAAATCAGACGGCTATATTGCCGTAACATATGAGTCGTGGTTTACCGATGAACGCCCCGAGGAAATTGAAAAGTGGTGGGTTGATGCTGTTCCTGAAATAAGCACAATAGGGCATAACATTTTAATAATGCAAAAATCGGGATATATTCCCGTTGCCGCATTTACATTGCCTGAAAAATGCTGGACGGATAATTATTTTATTCCGCGAGAAGCAGCAGGAAAAGCACTTTTGGAAAAATATACTGGAAATAAAACCGTAGAGGCTTTTATTGCGAATATGACGTATGAGGCGGGATTGTATTCAAAGTATAAACAGTATTATGGATATGTTTTCTATATCGGCAAAAAAATATAA